GTAGTGCCTGTATTAGTTAATGTTTTAAACTGTTCAGTGTCTTCAGAACCATCACCATCAAGAAGAATCAGGTCATCAATTGCCCCGTCTTGAATCTCAATATCTTGTGGACCATTTGGATTGATACGATAAACAGGTCCTTCACCTAACCCAACAGTTACGAAAAGAATATCAGTAGAAAAAAGTGTATTAGGATCTTCAGAGATGCCTCCACCACCACCGCCTTTACCACCGCCAAAAGCGCCAGTAATACGCGGTACCATTTGTCCATTATAGTTTACGTATGTTTTAGATAAACTAGTCAAACTTATCTCCTACACTGATAATATCAGACTTACCATGAATCTCTGCATCAAGATACCCACTTAACATTTGTCCACCTACTCTCATGTGTCCATAAACAAGAGGTATTGGAGTTCCAGAAGTTGTAGAGTTTGCTAATGACCCAAACATGTTGTTATCACGTGTTGATGAATCTCGTTCTGTTGTTTTAGGTTTTGGGGCAAAAAGACGAGAAAGAATGCTCATTGCAATGTTACCAACCATTCGCATAGCCATGGAGTTTAAACCTCCTGATAAAGCTGTAGTACTACCGCTACTTAAAGCGCCACGAGCTGCTAAGTCTCCTGTCGCACCTCCCATCCCTAAACTTGCAGATGTACCTGTAGTAACAGCAGCTGCACCAGGATTTAAAAAATTTTGTATTGTAGCACCGAAACCGCCTGTGTAAGCTATTAAAAAAGCACTCATTGCAAGCATTAAAAACATTCCCATACGTTTTCCACCACCGCCTGTAATAGCTGGAACAAGATGAACTACGTCTCCGTCTTTAAGTCGTTTAATAAAAAGTGCTTCGTCATCAATAATATTAAGATCTTGATCTAAAAAACAAAAAGATTCTTCAGCTTCTTGTGTTTCAATTTGAAGCATATAGTTTCTAAATCGAGGATGCATAGCAGATAAATAAGGAACAAAATCTGCATAAGTATTTGCATCAACTTGGTATTCAAGCTGGTCAAAATGATTACAAAAAGCAGAATGTACTTTAAGGGTTGCTAACAAGATGTTCTTCCTTGAATTCATCAAATTTTAGTGCATCGACACCATCTTCTACCCAGTATATGTAAAATTTATTGTTGAAGCCAACTAAAAATTTATACTGTTGAAAAGCAGCACTAACTTTGTCTTCTTTACTGGGAATAGGTTGTTCTGCACCTGGATGGGAATGAAAAATACCCCAAATATTACCGTCATGTCTTACTAAGTCAGCTGGATCTAAGAAGAAAGTAATTTTTGGGTGTTGACTAATATTTTTGCAAGGAACGTATTTAAAATCTTTTGTCACAATGCCGACAGCTTCACGAGGATAGTCACGCATAGCATGAGCATTCATTGCTTCTGTTAATTTTGTAAATCTTTCCATCTATATATCCCTGTTGTATATTCTTTAAAAGGTCCTCTGTAAGGCCAAATACCGCTTGTGCGATGAAGCATTGTTTGTAGTATTTTGCCGTCTCCTACATATAAAGCACAATGGTTTGTAACATTCGTAGAACCCATACTCATTAATATTACATCAAAAGGTTTAGGTTCTTTTACTTTAATCCATTTAAAGTCGTCTCTATCAAGTCGAGCAGCATTTTCCATGAACTGATCATGAGTTTTTTGATACCAATCTTCATCTACAATGTTACAAAAGTCTGCTGTAGTAAGAGGTATAGTTATGTTAAGTTCTTTTTCAAATGCTAATCGACAAAGGTTAAAACAGTCTATACCAGTTTCTGGATCTGTACCTAAATGTCTATAAGGAAAGTTTATGTATGAATCATACCATTTTTTCATGGCGATAAAAGGAGTGTATTCGCTCTACCCAATATTGAGATAAAGTTTCAACACGTGAGACTCCCCCCTCCTCTATGTGAAGCATTTGTGTTGGTGCTAAAAATAAAGCAAAATGTGTTACTAAATTTGACTTAGCTGACTTAAATGCTATTACATCATAGTTTTTTGCTTCTGTCAATTTTACTTTTACAGCACACTTTGAAGCCCATCCGTCAACATGATCAGTTGTAAAATGCTTCATCCACTCTCTTGATTTAGGATAAGTTGGGAGTTCAAAGTCAAGATCTAACTCATTTTTATAAAAGTGTTTTATAAGTTCAATACAGTCTATATCGCCATAGATATGGCGTAACCCTAAATATTTTTGTACCATTCTGCTAACTCTGGAAATGTTGCTTCAAATGACTCATTTCTATATAAATCACTTCTGGTATTAATCTGTTTAAACTGTTTTTGAAGATGGGAGTCGTCTTTAGAATTCATGTGTCTAAGAGAACTTAGTATAGATTTTGTTTCATATTCACTTAAATTAGGAATATTATATAGCTCTTTACGATAAGTCTGTAACACTTGTTTTTTCATCTCTTTTGATAAGATTGTAGTTGAAAGATAACCAGGATTTACCAAGTTTGTTACACTAAAAGATTTATTAGTACCCTTAATCCATTTAATTAATTCTAAATTACTTGTTATTGAGTACACACTACTAACTAAAGAATATGTTTTAATATATTTAGAAAATCTTTCAGCATTTTTCTTAAATAATGTTATATCAAGACCTTTTCTACCATACTCTGCTTTTTCATCAAAGCCTTCTATACTCGGCCATAAGTCAATACTTTTAAAAGATGACCAAAGTTTTTCAATATCATAGCCTTTAAAAGATCCGTTGTAGGACAAATTTGTGTTATAAGATAGATCAATATTATTGCTACAATTATTATCAACTAAAAACTGTAGCATTTTATAATGTCCTTCTTGTACAAAAGGTTCACCGCCTGCAAAATATAACTCTTTTATATAAGTTTTAATCTTATCTATATCAGTCCAAAAGTTGTCATTATCAGTCCAAAAATCATAATGATTAGGACTATTCTCAGACAGAATACCGTGATATTTTTCTTCTTTAGCCCATGAAGAAGAAGCTATAGAGCCGCACATTCTACAAGAAAAGTTACATAAATTGCCGAATCTAAAATCTAAATAAATAGGAGGAGTTATTATAGTTCCGTCATCAAGAGTTGAGTTGTAAAGTTTAGAGTAGCTTTGGAATCTTTGATTCATTCTTTGGCGATGACTTTCAATTCCCTCTTCTTCCCAGTCATAGCATACTTTACATGCTTTTGGTTGTTTATTACTAAGCATCTCAAGTCTTGCAGATTTAATTTCTTCTGAGTTAAAAGCTTCTAAAGGTGATAAACCTTTACCAAATAAGTTACCTTCGTGATTTAAGGTAAAACAACACAAACCATATTGACCCGAAAGATCTCCATACTGGTGAATCCAAGGTAATATACATTTAGTATCTTTATTCGCGGGGGATTGTTCGTCCTGTTGCAGGAAAGCCTCCAAAATGTTGTTGATTATTACGAAGGGTACAGGCTTGAAGAGATTTACCACAAACATCTCCAGCCGCATCAGCAGCTACTTGATTGTTTGCAGCAATAGGATTTACATTTGAAGTAAGGGAAGTACCTGGAATAGCTAAACCCCCAGGTCCTGGATACTGACACTCAGCGCCTTTATAAGTCCATTGACAAGTATTTTTATAGTATTTGCGTTTTGGAGTTACAATTCTAAAGTATTGAAGCCAAGAAACTAAACCAAAAGATGCTACTGAATCATTTAAAGACTCAAGTTGATCAATTTTAAACTTATCTTCAATATAAGATTCTGTATCTGCTTGAGCGTTTACAATATAGATTGGAGTATCAATAGTTACATTGGCATCAAGCTCGTTAGAAAGAAATAAAAATCTATTTTCTTCAATGGATTGTATTGTAGCTTCAGTTTGCCCACCTTTTGCTATAACATTATCTCCTACACGATAGGGCATTGAATTGTAAACTTCTACTACATTTGCAGAAATATATTGAACAGTAGAATACTCAGGCCAATAGTCTAAAAAATTAGCAAAAGTTGTTTTGATTTCAACTACTCCACCTAATAGATCACGAGTATCCATCTTTTGTTCTTGCCAAGTGCCTCCTACAGCTAAAGTTTGCTCATAAGTAAAAGAAGCATTATTTCTACCATAAGTTCCAACAATTGCCTCATCATAGTTCAAACCGTCTTCGTTTGTTGTAGTCCCTGGCACTGTACGAGGATCAATTCCATGTACAAGTTCTCCATTTACAATGGCTTGTACAGAGTTTGATGTATTATTACCAGCTAAAAACGGATCTTCAACCAAGCGTGATACAATGTTATCAAAGTTAAACATTGTGAGAGTTAATTCATTAATTTTACCGTCACTTGACTGGTCAATCGCTGTAGAGTTTAAAGGAAATGGAAGATAAGTTTCTGCGTCAAATACTACATTATATTGTAAGTCAGATACTAAGTCACCACGAATCTCAGCAAAGCGTAAAGGAAAATCATTAGGCCAAGCACGTCCTGCTCCTTGACCTGTTGGGTTGCCTTG